TCTAGCTCATATTTTTGTTATTATAACTTTATTTATAACATTTTATTTATATATAAAATAACTTTTTTATTTTAAGTATTGAAGATTAATTAAAGATATTATATTTACTAAATAAAACTTTTAAAGTTTCATAATCTTCAAATATTTCACTTGATAAAGATTTAATAAAATTAATTTCAACTATATCCATGCTGTTTATATTACAATTTAGATATAATGTATCAAATATATATTTCATTTTTAGAATGCTAAATCCATTATTAACATGTGTATTACATGAATTAAATGCATCATTATTTAATACACCTACATCGAATGATATATGAACGTTTTGTCCATCACAAAAATTTAAAATTTCTTTTTTAATAATTTTAGATGATGCACTTGATTTTATATATTTAATATTATGTTTATCAATAATATTATTTTCAAATGAAGAAATATCTTCAATTCCGATATATAATATATCTTCAAAAGGTAAATTTATATTATATTTAGATTTTTCTATTCCAGTTAAATATGCTAATGGCATATCATTTTTATTTCCTGTTGTTGATGCTTTATTTGTATTAATATTTGGACGTGAATCAATCCATATTATTTTCATATTTGGTTTATATATAGCGCTTATAGTGGCAATGCTAATTGAATGATCGCCACCTAAAAATAATGAATTTTGATTATATATTTTACAATATTTATATATTTGTGATAAACTAGATTCAAAACTAGATTCTTTTGGAATATCAATAATAGCATTTGTATTTAGTGTTGGTTTTAAAATATTTGGAGTAAATTTTTTCTCTGAATTATATATACCATATCCATGGTTTAAAAGTAACATATTATTAAAAAAAGATTTAAGAAATACCATATAAATATATATATTCAATAACTTTAAATAACAAAAACAATAAATATTTATTGGCAAGTATAACTATTGTATATAATAAAATATGTATGTTTAATTTAATAAAAATATAAAAATATTATATATGATTATTAATAATGATTGATAATATTTTTATACCGGAGATTAAAAGACAATATGCTTTTAATGATGAAGTTCATATAGATGATAATTTATATAGATCTATTAATTTAATAATATTTGAAGAGCAACCCATGGTTAAAAAAAGTAAAAGTTTAGAGTATATAAATAATATAGTAAAATTACATAAAAATAATACTTTTTAAGATTAATTTATTTATTAAATAAATTTTTTAGTATAGTTGATTTAATTTTAATGGGATCAGCTGATAAATAATTTTGAGCTATTAAAAATAAAAACAATAATTCCATTATAAAGATAAAAAGTAAAGTATATAATCCGCTATATAAAAAATATTTCAAAGTTTCTTTATTTTTCCAATGTTTAAAATAAAGTATTAATAAGATAATTATTAATAATAGAATTCCAAATAATATACTCATATATATTGCAGCATTCTTTATTATTTTATTATTATTATTAACAGTATCTCCATCAAGTTTTGACAAATCATTTTTATTAATAGCTTGTTTTATTTGTGTATTAATATATTCTCTACGTGATGTAGATAATGGTTTAAATGTATTACCAATGACATCATCTATTATAAAATCTACTTGTTTTTTTACAATTTTTTTTTCAAAATGTACAGCTACAGTAAAGTAAAATAATGTTAAAAAAATTGCCATGATAGCAATATGTATAATAATATTAATTGTAAATATACTTAACATATTAAAATAAATTTATTTTAATTCTTAATTTAAATAAATTAAAACAAAATTAAAATAAATTTATTTTAATATGAATTACTATACAAATTTATTTTATAGTATATATTTACATTCATTTTTATTATTTTGTTTTTTAACAATATTTTTTTGGTTAGTAATATCAAAAGTTGAAAAAGAATCTATAAATAGTCAGATGGTAGATTCCATAAATAAATCATTTAAAAATATTAACAAATCTGCAATTGAACAAATGTTTAGTAGTGATGTTGAAAATTATTTAATGCAATATTATCAAGGTACAGATATTACTGTTCAAAATAATAATAATAATTTATTATTATTTAATATAGCATTTATAGTTATTCTTTTTATAGGATTAATATTATCTATATTTGTTAAATATAAACTATGCAAGTCCAAAATATCATTTACTAAAATTATAATAGAAAATATAATCATTTTAATTTTAATAGGTATAATAGAATATTATTTTTTTATGAATATAGCTAGCAAATATATACCTGTTAAACCCAGTTATCTTCCAAGCCTAATTAATGAAAAAATTAATAATTTATAAATCAAATTTTTTTATAATATAATTTATTTGATTAAATTGATTAATAAATATATCATCATTATTTATAATATAACATATTTTTAGATTATTTAACCATTTTTCATGATAATTATGACACATTTTTAAATAATCTAAACTAATTGTTTCTCCTTTTCTATTTCTTTTAATTACTCTTTGGTATGCTATTTCTGGATTAGTTTTTAAATAAATATAATATATAGGAGGAAAATCTTTTATAAATTCATCAAACCATTTTAAGTATATAGTATAATTTATTTCTTCGATTTTTTTATTATCATATAACATTTTACAAAAAACATTTTTATCAGTTTGTAAGGAACGTTCGCAAATAATTAAATTAATATTATTATCATTACAATATTGAATTGCTTTTTTAAGCATTAAAAGTCTTGATATGTATGCCATCATTTGAAATGAAAAAGAATATCTATCTTGATCCATATAGAATTTTTCTATTATATTTTTTCCATCTGAAGTATCTATAATTTTTTCCCATTCTTCAACTGGTTCTTCTAAAAAATAAATTTTTTTATTAGAAAGGTAATTTTTTAAGAAATTTACCATAGTTGATTTACCGGAACCAATATTTCCTTCGATTGAAATAATTTCTAAATTTTTATTCATTTATTAATTAATACTGTAATTCTTTAAGCAAATAAATTTTAAAACTATTTAAAAATAGTAAAAATAATTTATGATATGAGTTCTTATATTATACCTTTACATTCTTCCAATAAATTTGTTTTAAATAAAGGATTTGTAAAATTAGTTGATTGTATGCCTCGGATTATATCATTAGATCAAAAAAAATTAATGTGTGATTCTGCTATTGTACAAGCAGCTAGGGTATCATATGGTCAAGGCTTTAAAAATTATGAAACAGATTCAAAATTAATAAATTATTTATTTAAACATAAACATACAAGTCCATTTGAAATGGTTAAATTTAAATTTCACGTAAAAGCCCCTATATTTGTGGCTCGTCAATGGTTTAGGCATAGAATGGGAAATTATAATGAGATTTCTGGTAGATATTCTGAATTAAAAGATGATATATATATTCCAGATAAGGTAAGTTCTCAATCTATTATAAATAAACAATTATCAGCTGATGATAATTTATTAGCATTATCTAATGATACTTTAAAAAATTTATTATTAGATGCGAATAAATATAATAAATTACAGTATAATACATATGAAAATTTAATGAAAGAAGGTGTCTCAAGAGAAATAGCCAGAATTAATTTACCATTAAGTTTATATACAGAATTTTATTTTAGTATTGATTTACACAATTTACTTAATTTTATTAAATTAAGAAATTCTAAAAATGCACAACATGAAATAAAAGAATATGCAAGTGCTATTCAAGCAATTATTGAACCATTATGTCCAATAACAATGAAAGCATATAATGATCATAAAACAGTTACTCTTTCAAAAAATCAAATTAAAGCATTAGATGTATTTTCTTTTAAATTTTCAAAGTTATCAAAGAGGGAGCAAAGTGAATTAGAAGAATTATTAAATAATAATATATGAATTTAAAATGAAATTATTTTTTCATTTAATAGTTTTTTTGTATAAAAATTAAAATTATATAAATCATTTTCAATAATATTTATAGCCTTTTGTAATGATTCCTCAATTAAAATTTGAACTCTTGTTTCAATCATTGATTTTGAAGAATCACTTAGATCTCCTCTTCCTTGATCATTTAGATAAGTTTCAAATAAGCTAATATATTGCCTAGCGATTTTATTTGCTTGTAGTAAATCATTAGATGCTCCTGCTGTAATTTTAATACTAGAGTTTAATTTATTATAATCTTGTAACTCTTCAGAACTCTGAGAAGATCTATAAAGAATTATTTCAGCTGCTCTTCCACCTAACGCAACAATTAGTTGTGCAAGAAAGTAACCTTTTGTAGGATATTCCATATAAATTTCATCTGGTGTAAATAGAGTATATCCTCCGGCGCCGGCAGTGTTTGAATTTAATGTAACTTTTTGAAGATTAAAATATTCTGAAAAATATTTTACTATCATTGCATGGCCAATTTCATGATGAGCAACTAATGATAATGTTTCATTTGGTCGATTCTCATATTTTTTGGGAAGACCAATTGTCATTTTTTCATATGCTTTTAAAATAATAGAATCATCAATTAATGTACTATTATTTCTAACTTTTAGTAATGCTGCTTCATTAGCTAAATTAGCTAAATCAGCTCCAGAGAACCCAGCAGTTAATGCTGCTAAATTATTATAATTAAATGAAGTATTTGGTTTATTTCTAAAATGAACACTTGATATTTCCTTTCTTGCTTTTAAATCTGGTAAATTTACATTAATTTTTCTATCAAATCTTCCAGATCTTTTTAAAGCTTCATCAAGTGTATCAGCTCTGTTTGTAGCAGCTAAAACAATAATTCCTTCATCTTTTGAAAATCCATCCATATTAGTTAAAATTTGATTTAAAGTTTGTTCTCGTTCATCATTTCCCCCTGAATTGAATCCATATCCTCTTCGTCCTCCAACTGCATCAATTTCATCTATAAATATTACACATGGTTTATTTTCTCTTGCTTGTTGAAATAAATTACGAACTCTTTGTGCGCCAACTCCAACAAACATTTCAATAAATTCAGATCCTGATGCTGAAATAAATGATACACCGGCTTCGCCTGCTACAGCTCTTGCTAAAAGTGTTTTACCGGTTCCAGGCGGTCCTTCTAAAAGAACTCCATTTGGAATTTTTGCTCCGGCAAATCCATATTTAAATGGATTTTTTAAAAAATCAACTATTTCTTCTAGTTCTTCTTTTGCTTCGTCTAAACCGGCAACATCATTAAATGTAGTAGTGATACTACCTTCTTCTACAAAATTAGCTTTTTTATTCATAGCATTAAATGGGTTCATGCCGCCGCCGCCGGGGCCTAAAAATCTAGATACAAATGTATTAAATAAAATATAAAATCCAATAATTTGTAGAAAAATAGGAACTTGAAATGGTTCTGGAATAGGTACATTATAAACTTGATAATCAATTCCCTTTTTAATAATTATATCTATTAAAGAATTAATATTTGCTGGTAAATATTTATATAGATGAATTTTAGAATCTAAATCGTCATAAAATAAACCTACATTTTGATTATCTATAATAACAGCTGATTTAATAGTATTTAAATGATTATATAATTCATTATAAGACCATGAGTCTAAATTTCCCAATTGTCTATTATTGATTACATTAATTATTTCAGACGGATTATTTATTTCACTCATTTGTATATTTTTATTAAACCGTTTAATATTTGAAATTTTTATTTTATTTGTATTAATATTTAAACAATTAATACTTAAAATTAAACATATATTTAGTAAAATTCTTAACATTTATTGCTTATATACATATAATCTTTAAATATATTTTTTATACAATAATAAAAATTTAAGTTTAAATTTTATAAAAATAAAAAAAAAATGTTTTAATAAGTATGTTATTTTATTCACTTTTACCTATTATAATTTCCACTTTAATATTACCAGCTGCTAATATGCCTAAAATATTATTTTTTTCAGGAGGAAATTCATTTATGACAAAAGATATATATACAGATTTTTTAAATAAATTAAAAAAAAATTATGATGTTTCTGTAATTCAAAATTCTAATAATAATAATTTTGCTATAATGGAGCAAATTTATGAAAATATTAATGAAAATTCCAATATTATTCCTATTGGTCATTCATCTGGTTGTACAACATTAATAAATTATTGTTCTAAATTTAAAAATATAGATAAATATATTTTATTAGATCCTGTAAATAATAATGTTAAAGATGATGTATTTATATTAAGTAATAAAAATATATTACAAATTAATGCGGATAAATCTTATAGGTGGAATTTCACGCCATTACCTAAAATTCCTTTTATACCAGCTTTTCAGATGGATTTATCCAAATTTAATCAAAATAATATAACTAAAATATCAATATTGAATTATGGTCATTGTGATATTTTAGATACAGCATTTAGCAATTTTATGCACAATACAATTGCTGAGGGAAATGAAAATAGGGATTCATTAGATGAATATAAAGAATTTATAGTTTATTTAATAGATGCATATATAAATGATATGGATTTAAATAATAAAAATTTTGAGCAATTTATTATTGAATAAATTAATTTGTAACATTTAACAATGAAAAATATGGAACAATATTTGAAGATAAATAAATAATATTTTGTATATTATTTAAATAATAAGGACTGTCTATAAATAATATAGTGGATAAAATAGAACTAAATAAGATAATAGTTTTAATTTTACTCCGTCCAAATATAATTGGCAAGGTATAAATTTCATTATTTAAATCTTCATCATAATCTTTTAAATCAGCTAAATTTGTTAAAGCAAATAAATTTAAAAATGGAGGGGCTAATAATGAAAAATTAATATAATCTATATTATAATTATCATTTAATATTAATGGTATAATACATGTAGAAACTGTCCAAAGACTCGCAACATAAAATGGTTTTAAAAAACTCAAATTTTTATTTTTTTTACAATATTTATATAAAAATGTACTTAAAAATAAAGGAGTTATTATTTTTAAATCATTGTTTAAAGAAAATGTTAAAATTAATATTGTAATATAGCTACAAAATAATGTATATTGTATAAATTTTTCATTATCTAATAATGAATTATAATATAAATTTTTAGAATTTGAATAATTTAGTAAATTATTTTCCAGTGCATCTAAATATCTGTCTTGTTTATATGTTGCAAAACCAAGTAAAAAATTTATTAATATAGATTCTTTTGTAATTATACTAGTTGGAAAATTTACATCTGTTGATATTTTGCTAATTATATTTAATGGTATTCCTATTTCAATTCCAGATAATATTGGTTTAATTGATTTAAATAATTTCATTACTATTATTAAAATATAAAAATTATAAAATATAATCAATTAATTTATAATAATTTAATAATATTTTTCCGCCCATTTCATCACCTTGTCTAGAAAGATCTATAATATTTAATATTATTTTTTTTTTAAGTAGGGGGTCTAACTGAGTTTCTAAAACTTTATTAATTAATAATTCATTTGTTGATAAAACAAAATGACCAATAGAATCAAATTGTGGTAATATAGCTGTCGATGTTTTAACTATAGAAACTGCTAAATTTGGATTAATATCGGATATATGTTGTAATGGTATAAAAGCATTATTTAAAGTAAAAAAAAAAGTAACGAATAATTTAAAGAGATATTTCATTAATATAAAAAAAATAAAATAAAATTAATATTTTTAAATTTATTTTATTTTTACTAATTAATTTAATTCTAATAATTTTTCACATACATATGAACCAATAAATACTATAACAAGTATTTTTTATAGTCTCTGCTGCTCTTTCAGAATAAATAATTCATATATTGTATATATGAATAATAAACCAATTATTGAAATAAATACTATAGCTAATGTTTCAGCAACTTGATTTTTTCCTTTTCCTTTTGTTGTCGGGCAATTTTGTTTCCAATAATCTAAATTACCATTCATAATTAATATAAAAATCGATAATGTAATAGTAAATGATGTTAAAAGTACTATAACAATTGTTTTAAATCTTGGTGTCAATCCAAATACTGTAGCCTGTCGCATTTATATAAATATATAAATATATTTTTTTTTAATTTTATATTTATCCTCCTACTACGGCGGAAAAATCAAAATTATTATTACACCTTTACACATTTAAAACGCCGATTTTTATGACCTGCATGAAAAAGATCAAAAACCCCTACTAAATATCCAACTATTAAACATAATATATATATATATATTAGAAAATATATTTACTCCGCATTTTAAATGTTCAAAGGTGTAAACGAATTTGGAACAACACTTGCAAATAGAGGAAATTCAACTGGAGCTATATTTACAATTCGGATCACATTACCTGAACCTGGAGTCTCTAAAATACAAAAAAATGGTCGATCACATCCATCTTCAGAATAAAGTTCTATTACTTGTTTATTGTTATTTGGTCCTTGAAGTAGTTCAATTCTAGAATTTAATGGCCTTCCATCAGTTCTAAGTAAAACTTGAATACTTTCAACTCTTGGATCAAATGGATATGTTCTGAGAGCACCCCCCTGAATTGTTTTACAGTTATTTATACACTCATGACTCGGCTCATCGATATTAGTTGCATAAACAGTCGCTTCTAATGGAAGTTCAATCTGTCCGATATTTTTAATTGATACTGTATTTGGTCCCCTTGGTGTTTCAAGAACAGTTGAAAATGGTCGAATACAACCATTTTCACTATAAACTCTTAATTTACATGGTGTATTATCTGGACCATGCCAAAGCTCAATATCCGCATCTAGTGGTCTTCCCTGTGATCCTAAAATAACTTGTACTTTATTTACTTCAGGTGATCGATAAGACCATGTTCGTAAAGAACCCCCTTGAACTGGAATTAATTTTTTATCATTATATGATTTATTGTTTATATATGTTTCGACAGAATCTTTATAAAACATATTAATTTTAGTTTTTTTATGTATGTGATTATTAAATGGAATATATACAAATCCATTAATTACATTAAACATTAATATAGTGTAAAATATCTTATTCATTTATTACTTAATATATTTATTTTTTTAAGTAAATTTTTTAGAGTAGAAAGTAATTATAGGAAATTTTTTCCGTGGAAACTGGAGACGGTGACGGTAACATGTAAATTTTTTCCGTGGAAACTGGAGACGGTGATGGTGACATGTAAATTTTTTCCGTGGAAACTGGAGACGGTGATGGTGACATGTAAATTTTTTCCGTGGAAACTGGAGACGGT